TTGATGCACCTAATAAGTTTAATGCACTATTTGCTATATCTACTACGCTTGCCATCTTTTATTTTCCTCACAATTCATTTCTAATCTAAATGGAATTCCTATTTGAACTAAATTCTTATAAATCTGATCGCCAATAATTTTACTTTCAGCCATACATTTTTCATAAGATCTAAAAAACTTTTTTTCTTTTTGTTCGTACTGCATACATTCAAAGTAAGGCGAACAAACTATCGCTACAATTACAAAACTTTTAAACATTAATTGATTGAGATACCTGGCGAATTGCTCCGCCAGGCATTTATTTTATGGATTACTCAACAGTATAGAAAACCATACACTTAATTGTTCCAGTAGCTGTTCCGCCACCAGTTGTAATTAAAATGTCAGTTTCTGCTGTTTGTTCGTATGCAACACCACCGATAGCACCATCTTCAGACATAACTACTTTTCCAGCAGTAGCCGCAGCTGTTGCTGTAATGTATCTGTCTGCATCTGAGCTGTCGCCAACTGCAAGAGTTACGCCAGATCCTAAAGCGTCATGATGTATTACTACATCATAAACTTTCGCACCTTTTGGTAATTTCGCAACTGAAATGTCAGAGCCAGAAGCTAAAGAAGAAGCTTCATAAACATCGTATTGCACTCTTACTTTACCAGACCACTCGCTGCTATCAGTGTTAACCACTGGATCAGCAGTAGCGTTAGTAAAATTTGTACCTTTTACACTAGCCATGATTATTTCCTCCTATTACGCTTCGTACGCTTCAATCGAAACAACTTTACTTTCTTCCATTCGAGTTGCACCAATTGATTGACATACATAAACTTGAGTTGCATAGCCTTTGTCAGATCTCTCATCAATTCTAGTCATGATGTCTTGACCTAACGCCATCTTCACACCATCCATAGCCCATGCTAAGCATAGTCTTTTGCTTGATGATATAGATAGTCTGTTAGAGACTATGAAGTTAAAACCTAAAAACGAATTGATTTCTCCATTCGCTAAAGCTTTAACTGTGTTGTAATCCGAACTTGTAACTTCAGTAGTTCCTAATAAGTCTGTAACTTGTTTAGGAGATAAAGCTATAAATCTCGGAATTGAAGGATCTACATTACCAAGATCTAAGATTTCTTTTGCTTGTCTTAGTTTAGCAATTGTCATTCCTCCAGTTGACGCTTCAGTTATCTTTTGTGCGACTGGAAGAGGTACTGATGTTGAACCAGTTTCTCCAGTGTATGCAGTTCCAGATATTGCAGCGATGATTTCATCATCTTGAGCTCTGCCTAAAGCATAAGCCGCAGCTAAAGCGTATGATGATGTTGGATCGATCAGAGTTCTGATCTTATCTTGATTGTCGATTAGATCAGCGTACTCGTAATCTACCAATGATACTCTCCGTCTAGCGTGAGGAGTGTCGATTTGAGGTGTATCAGAATGTCTAGTAACACGCTTTTGAGCTGTCACAGATCCCACTTGTTCAAAGTAGGAATGCTTTCCAATTACACTCTCAACATCAACAGTTCCACGAAGGAGACTACCTTTTTGTTGGCTTAATAAAGCAACATTGTTTGAATATTGCTGAACAAAAGCCGTAGTAATTTGATTTGACATGGTCAAACCTCCTTTTGTTATTGGTTGATTATTGATTTAATCGATTTGATTTTCCGCTAATGCGGATCTCGTCTTTGCCTTTAAAGTCTGCAATTAGACTTTTTTCTTAGAGGTTTTGCATTCGCAAAGTTTTCTCTTTGAAGATTGTATAGACCAATCGAAATATTTTTGAGCAATTGGCAGAGGATCTCTACGATCATTCTCTGGACCAAATTCAACAGCCAATCTTAAACATTCAAGTTTAATTTCAATGTCTGTTATCATTCCGCCTGGTGTAAATTTTTCACTAGCCATTAAGTAGTTCTCTTAATTTTAAAACTTCTTGAACAGCTTTAGCATGATTAGGATGTGTCTTACTCCAATATGCTGAGCCTTCTTGAGTTAGCTCGTTAATTTCTTTTTCAATTTCTTTAGCCGTCATATAGCCAGATGTATCGCCTTTAATGATTTCATCTTCTGATAATTTGTCAGCTAAGTTTGAAAAAGCTTTAATGATATTAATATTATCTCCAAGCCTTGAGCCGTCTTGTAGGATTGTGTTTTCTAAAAACTCCTCTCCTAAAGTTCCAACAGCTAATCGTTTAGCTTGGTCTAATCTTTTAGAATACTGAGGACCAAATTCTTTTTTTAAATCTGTCTCAGTTTTTAATTGAGCATCTGCTGCTCTCTGTTCTAAAGAACTAGCTTGATTGTTACTTAACTCATTGTAAAATTTAATTAAACCTTCAGCTTGTTTAGGTAATAAACCTAATTGATGAGCCGTTTTATTAAATTCAGCAACTTGAGTTTGATCCAGTTGATCAATGTTATATTTATAATCTTCTGGTTTTTCTGGTGCACCTAATCGTTTGAAAACTTCTTTCCAATCGTCATCAGTTGCATGTTTGTTAGGAACTGGAATTTTATCCGCTCCTACAAGTTTTTGAGCATGAAGATAACTCTTTAAGAGATCTTCCATATTGTTAAAGTTTTGTAGAGATTTTTCCTCTCTATAACTTTGTGGAATTAAATCTTTAAAATTTACTTCCTGGTTTGTCGATGCCGTTGCATCTGTATTCTGAACAACAGCAGTCGTTTGTTCAGATTGAGCTGGTTGCTCAGTTGTCTGATTTTCCATAATTTACCTATTGGTTATTTTGACTTGATCATAGCTTTTATAAAAAGTGCGATTGATCGCTGTCCTTCTAAATAAGCCGTTTCGTGACTGTTATCTTTACTGAAAGTTGTCGAACTCTCATGACATCTAATGCAGAGGTCATCTAAAACTCTTTTGCCTTCTTCTGATCCGAAAACAATTTTATAATCTTTTTTTAATTGACTTAATCTTTTTTCAATTTCTTTATTGCTTAAATCCATTTTGAACTACTTTTGCTAGTGGTGCTGCATTCTTAGCAACTTGACTTTCATTAAGTTGTTGTTGCATTTCCATTTGCATTTGTTGTTGTTGAGCTCTTTCTTCTCTTATTTGTTGGACTTCAGCATCTGATTTAATCATCTTAGCTGGTAAGCCTAAAATATTAATCAGTTGTTTAATTAATCCGTTCTCATCAATGTAATCCATAACTGGCATCGCTTGAGCCATTGAGCCAAATAATTCTAATCCTCTCATTATAGATTGTAGCTCAGATGATTTTTGAGCTAGAGCAATTGGAGAAACATATTCAATATTTAATTCTTGAGATCTTAAAATAGCTGGTGCCATTTGAAATAAATTATTTCTAAGCATAATATTAAAAATTCTAATGATCATTGGAGATAATAATTCAGACTGCAATCTTCCTAAGACTGGTCCTAGTATTCTCATTTTTTCTTCTTGTCTTTGTAAGACTTCAGTCGCAGTCATATTTCTGTTTTCAGTTATGACTAACTGATCAACATGAAACATTTTAAGAATAGCTTCTCTTCTTTGATTTTCAGAATTTAAAGTTATAGAAGTATTGGCATTAATATTTAAAGGCTCAATCCTATCTCGAGAGCCAGCTCGATAATAATTAATACTACCTGGAGCCATTCTAATTGGAGCCAACATTCCATCATCAGGAATGAGTAGAGGAGGATCGATTTGTTTGGCAGCTGCCTTTAAACTATTCTCCACCATCTTATTAAGTACCTTAACATCAGGTAAAGCATTCATACCTGGAGATCTGCCGTAGATTTCTGTTGAAGCTTTTAAATATCTTGGAATGACATAAGGATTTTCTTTAAAGCCACCGATCATAATTATATGACCAGTACTTTCTTCATAATAAATAGATTGGAAAGGCATATTCTTTTTGTCCTTTTTCTTAGGATCAAATTCCAATCTTGGTCTTACAACATGTATAATCGTTAATTCGTCAAATGGATTTTTCTTAGCAGAATTTAAAACTTCTTTTGAAACATTTTCTATACCAAATTTATCAAGCACTGCTTGAGCTGGCATTTTAAATTTACGATAAATTGTATCGACATATCCTTTTTTATTTTCCTGGATATAAATTTCTTTTATGTGTCTTGCAGAAAAATTTAAAACATCTTCATCATCTTCTTCGATCATTAGGCACGCTGTGCCAAAAGCAATTAGATCGTGGTAGCATTCAAAAATCTCTTGTTGGAAATTAGATTTAGCGATGGCATCGTACATTCGTTGCGTTGCATCTTCTAACCATTCTTTTGCTTCATCACTGTCGTTTAATTCAGTTTCTTTAAATCTTAATGAAAACCATCGGTTTGCCGATGAAGTTAACATTCCATGTAAAGATGCTGCTAACAATTCTAAGGCGTGAATAGGAGTTGCATCGAATATAGATATATTTCTTTTATCTCCAGCAGCTCTCTGTTTAGTTATTTCTGCTTTTCTAGGAAGCATATAATCAGCAACTTCTTGCCAATGGCTCTCCCAGTTAGATCTTTTTTCCATTAGCCTAGACAGATTATCTTTTAGCTGCCTAGCTAAATTTCTAAATTCTTGTGATTGCATTATTTATTTTTTCTTTTTCCAGCCACGCTTCATAGCTGCGTAAGCTTTCTTGCTTACTGTTGATTTAGATTTAGGTCTTGAAATACCTAATCTTCTTCTACGATTAATGTTTTCTACTAAGCTCATCCTAATAAAGATTTTTTTCCTAAAGTCGGAAGCGAAGATCCATTACTACCTAAAGTTAAAATAGTAGAAGATCTGCCTCTTCTTTTATTCTTTAAAATGTTATCTGCTGTTTGGTTCATCTCAACTGATGTTGGTCCATCATTACCAGTTTGATTTGAATTATTCATTTGAGCTGGTACTTTTGGTTGCTCAGCTGATTTTTTTACAGCACCTACTTTTTCAGCTAAATTTACTACTGGACTAAAACCACCCATAATTAATCCTTTTTCTTATTAGCTTTATAAATTTCGTAAGCTGTTGCTGGCACGCCTATTTTTGACCAAGCTGAAATTTGATCGCCAATCTTTTTACTGTTCATCTTTGCAATTTCTTTGATTGCAAATTCATTTGCTTTTTTCTCAACAAATTTGAATGCAGATTTAATTGGACCAGCGGCTCCAGTTTTCATAGAACTAAAATCATCTTGCATCGGATTGATTGATCTAGTTCTTGGTTTTTTATTGTAGTTGTCTGGCATATTGTTATCCTCCTAATAAAGTTTTTTTGCCTAGTTTGTATTGTTTGTTATCTAAAAAATCTGTGGGGTATCTTTCTCGATATTGAGCTTTTTGTGCAGCAGTAAATTTCTTGTATGCTCCAGTAGTGGTAACATCTTTCAAATCATCTCGACCAGTAGATTTTGTATAGCCTTGTCTTGCTCGAGCAAGATCATCAACTCTGTCCTCAGCAAAAGGCGAACTAAAACCTAAATATTTTTTTCCAGTTCTTTGTTCATAATCTTTTATTTTTTTTAAGCTTGGATCATTTAAACTTTTAACTTTTGTGTAAGGTGTAATAGTTCCCATCTTACGCTCCTAATAAAGTTTTCTTTTGGATATTCTCATCAGCAATAGTGTTTAAACCAGAGCCAGTTAGAATAGTTGATCGTCTGCCTTTTCTTTTCTTTTCAGCATCCGCCAAAGCTTGAGCTGCAAGTCTGTCTCTTTCTTTATCTTCATAAGAAGGAACATCACTTGTCTCTGGCATAACCAGAGGTGGTGGAGACGGAATTTTTGGATTGAATATTGATCCCATAATTATATTACCTTGTAGTTTAAGTCGTGTTGTTGTTGTCGTTGATTGTTAAACATTTTATGTTCTTGCAAACCAGTTGCTAATGTTCTTAAAGCATCCGCAGCATGTGAGCTCCAATCGTGGACAGGTTTTATTTTATAAACTCTTTCCTTATCAGAAAATTTTCTGTGATAATGACGAAGAGCATTTATTAATTTAGAGCAGTTATCGACATCGATTAAACATCTTGGCAACAACATCTTAACGGCATGAATACCATCTTCGATTGGCATCTTAGGTGCCACTCTAAATCTTAATCCCATTTGGTAAGCAACCTCTCTTCTAGTTTTGCCAGATGAGAACTCGGTTTGCTCAATATCATGCGGTCCGTAATTTTCGCTAATGATATAATCTTTTTCCTTTATAACTTGAGCGTAGTGGGGAAACGCTTCGTTTCTATTTTCGTAGTAATCAACAATATGAATTTGATGACCAATCTGCTGAAAAAATATAATAGCGGTTTGATCATTAAAACCTAGATCCCAGGCAGTATGCACTGGATAGCCAGGATTAACTGGCACTCTAGTTATTTGTTTTTTGTCCTCCAAGGAGGCAATAATATCTCCATAGATAGATCCTTGAATATTACCTATGAAAGAGCATTCAAATTCTTGCTCATACTTTTGAGCACCCATCACAGCTAAAGCTGCATCGAGTTCCTCTTGATCTACTATTTTTGTTTGACTAGCTTTAGCAACATGCAAAAACCATTTAGGATCTGCTTGAGCTTTTTGGTAGTAGTCATAAAAAAGGTTAGCCATTCCTTTCGGTGTGCCAACCAAAACCATAAAACCTTTTCGGTCAGATAAAGCTGGAGTAACAACTTCATTAATAAGCGTTGGTGTTATTTGTGCCGTCTCATCAATAATACATCCATCTAAATATATTCCTCTGATACTGTCTGGATTTTCAGATGACAACAGCATAATCCTAGCACCATTCACTAGATCGCATCTAAGTTCACTTTCGTTATACTTAGTGCCTGGAATATTTTTTGTATAATGTTTTAAATAATCAAAGGCTATCTTCTTAGCCTGACCATAGGTCGGAGCTATATAAGCATACCTTGGATTATGATTAGTATTAGTCATCGCAGCTTTAATGAGATGATTAATACACAAAACTGTTTTGCCAAATCTTCGATGACAGCAGAGTAGGCTGTATCTAAATTTATCTAACTGATCGTGAATGAAAGCTTGTTGCTTCCTTGGCGTATAAGGTATGGTTACTTTCATTAGTGAAATGTTGGAACTTTATCGGTGTGCCAATATCTCATCTTAATCTTAGCAAAAACATAATCAGCAAATTCTGTGATGTCGTCTTGATTGGCAAATCCATCAAAGGAAATAACAAGTTCATTATTGTATGTTGAAAAACTGTAAGCACTAATGTTTTTGTATTTGTCTTTAATCTTGTCCATCTGTTTGTGTCTCTGTATGACCTATAATTAATACGCTTTATTACGCACTACCATTTTTGAGGTGTAGGCGTCTTTCCAGGAATTTTTTTTGTTTTCCTAGAAAAAATGATTATGATTTGACTAACAGTCAATTTATCTAGCAAGCCAGTGTTGAATTTAAAAAGAGAGATAGTGAATAGTAGTGAATTATATTTTAGAACCAAACCTCATGACGCAAGACCTGACTTTGCGTGAGCCGTATAATACCTAACTTACTCAGGCGTTACATCAACCACATTCTCTTCTGGTTTAGTCCAAGTAATCTCTATTTTAGTTTCTTGCTTGATCTCTTGTTTGTCTCCATAGATTGGAATTAGTTTAGATGCTAACCATTTTGCTAATTGGACCTTTTCTCTCACAATCATTATGTTTCGATTATCAGCGTGCTCAAGTTCATCCATCGCTTTATCGATATAACTCTGAGCTCCAATCCTTCGACACTCTTGTATTCTGTTTGAAAATTCTTTGTCTTTACTGATCTGTTTATAAATTCTAGTCAATGATGGCATATCTTTATCTTTTGCTATTCTGATAAGTGGAACACCATTCATTAATTCTTGGCAAATCTTGTTAGTTATTTGCTCTGTTATTACTAGCTCTTTGCTCATTGTATTTAATTATATTATTGGCAGATCTGGCTTTGCCTTCAATTGATTTAGGACCAGTGGAATATCCACCATGAACTTTGCATCTAATCCTACCATTCTTCATTAATATTCCTGGAGCGTTGCAAGGTCTCTTACCTTGTTTAGTTAAAGTCTCGCATTGAAGTCTAAACTTGTATCTCATCGTTTTGAAAGTCGATGTTGAACTGTGCTGATGGAAAAAAAAATAAATTAAAAAAAAATAAAAACAGTATTTAGAAACGCTGTTTTAAAAACAGTGCTTTTTATTTTACATGCTTCGGATAATTTGTAAAGTCTCTAAGATTTTCTTATATTAAAATAAATATATTGATTTGAGTATAATGAAATTAATTAAACTTTTTGTTTATTATGTCAATACTTTCTTTCATAATCTTCAAAGTTATTTTATCTAGGACATTATCATAGATCCGCCTAACAGTTGTACGATTATAACCTAAATACTTTCCTATTCTTGAATAACTATTTTTTGTTGCTCTTAACCAAATAATTTTTCTAACATCTAAAGGATTATCTATTAGTTTATCATCTACCATTGAAAGAATATCTATTGCTAAATTATAATGCGTCATCTGCCTTGGCGTTGCTCTTAATTTTAAAGTTGGCACGATATGATAACCCCAATCGTTAGGATTATAATAGGTCTCCAATAGTTGATACATTGAAGGACATTTTTTATTATTTGGTGCAGCTAAAAACCTCTCAGCTCTAGCAGCATCCTCCAGGACATATTCTATGTTCCTCCTGGTTTTAATATATTCGTTTAGTTCATGTTCTATTTTTGATAACATTTCTAAGTACCCAAGGATATTGTATTTGCTCTGGTTTAATCTTTTTTAACTCTTCCAAGCTCAGCTGATTTAATTTGTCATTAACTTGGTACATATCTAAATTAGGATAGAGATATTCTGTTTGAATAACTTTCTGATTAATTTCGTTTAAATGACTATTTAAAACTCTCCAGCCGTAGTTAGAATATTTTTTAAATCCAATACTTTCTAAAAACTTTTTATGAGCTGGCATATCAAAAGAAATATATTTATCTTTTTTAATTTGCAGTAATGGCAAATCTAAATGTTTTACCTGGCTTAATTTAATTAAATGCTCCTGGACCTCATTTTTAGTTAGTTGAAATTGTCCAGCTATATTTACAATTCTAATGAAAGCTTCTTTTTTCTTAACATTGTAATTAGCACAGCAATAATGATAGATCCGAAATTGCAGATCGTTCAGCGGTAAAGTATTTATATTAGGATCTGTTAAGTAAAATTTTGACATATCGTTCTCTTCTTACAAAGTCGTTGTTGTATTCGTTGTCTTGCATAATTCGGTGGAGTAGGTAGTTTTTAGATGTGCAATCTGGAATATGTTGCTCAACTTTCCATTCTAAATAATGGAGCATTTGATCTGGAGTTAATGCTTTAATTGGCGAATTGGTCAGCTGGTTTTTAATATGAAATCCAGTGATTATTCTGTTTTCAGTGGTTTCATCTACTGTGTACCAAATAGTAAAAAAGGCTAATTTAGCTGCTTTTGCTAAGTATTTGTAAGGTCTGTTTAAAAAGTCTGATTTTCCTCTAAATTGGTTGTCTTTATTGTATATATGATCAGCCAAAAACAGCGGTTTTGCACATGCTGGACATATAGAAACCTGGTCTATGTCTAAATATGCAATATAATCGTGCTTTTTTCGATGCCAGTAACTAAAAGGCGTAACTAATTGGCTATATTTCTGTTCTCTAGGCATAAACTCGTTAAAAACCTTAATAAATCACTGAAATAAATCGTCAATTTATTTTACTAGCATAATAGCAATTAATACTTGCATATACGCAAGTTTATTAATATATAGGCTTTAATGATATTCAAAGATAATTTTGAACCAAAAATTAATGCTCAAATTAAGAGACAATTAGTTTCATCTTTTTTATACGATCCTTTTGATCTTCCATTAATTGAAATGACAAACTTGAATAATGAAATTTATTCTAAAGTTGTTTTAAAATTTATTTTAAAAGTTAATGGAGCTAAAAAAGAATTTTTAAGAACTTTGGAAGGCGATCCAAAAGATGTTTATCAAGCAGCATCCAAAATTACATCAAGAATAAGCCTTAGTTTAAGCAAAAAATTTAATGACAAATGGCAAGCTACATTAGTTAAATTATTAAATGAACCTAGTAAAAATAAAACTATTTTAAATTTAGGTGTTTATAAAAATCAAAAAACAAATTTTGGTATGTATGATCTTCAATCAACTGGAGATCTTTTGAGACAAAAATTATCTGAAAGCGGAATTAAAAATAAAGATATAGTTAATATGACTGGTATTGATGAAGCTACATTGTACCGACACTTAAATAATCAATTTGAAATTAGCAGAGAAATGGCAATCCGTTATGGAAAAGCTTTAGGATGTGATCCAGCAGAATTATTATTTAATCCATTATATGTTCCAGTGTGGGGAGTAACAAACACAGTTGAAGATAAAAAATTAAGTATATTTGCAGTTCACGCTGGAGAAATAACTTTAAATATTAATGAAAATGAAACGGCTATTTGTCCTAGAGATATTTATAGACCAGATATTAAAGCAATTAAAATTCTTTCAGAGGTAAGTGCTTTCGATAATCATATAGCTTTTTATCATGACAATTCAGATGAGGAATATGACGGCAAGCTTTGTGTTGTAGGTACTTTATTAAGAAATCGTCAAGATAGCGTTGTCAGACTAAGATATTTTTTAGGAATTGCAGAAAAAATTAAAGGAACTAATAAAATTAATATTTTAAAACATGATAAATATAATTTTATTGATGAGCTACCTGAACAAGATGAAAGTTTTCATACACATAAACAAATTAACGATTATTACAAAGATCAACAAATTATATTAGAAGATGTTGAGCCAGAATTTATTGCTCCAGTTGTTAGTTTAATTAATTTAAACATTGATCAATCTATAAAACCAGAAATTAACAAAGCTTTTGAAAAATTTTATGGTGCTTCAAGAAAAAGTGATTATGAAGAAATTAAAAGTTTAAGAGCACAAAGATTAAACGCAGCTTTGACTGGAGAAATTACAAATACACTGGAAGATTTTTTAGAACCTCATGAATATTATGATGATGATATGCTTGAGAAATTTGCAGCAGAAAGAACTAAAGCGATTGCTAAAAAAGATGATCAATTTAGAATAGCATTAAAAAACTTACATAATAAAAACATTAAATTTGACAAAAAAGAAAGAGCTGCAAAATTTTTAAAACAAGTTGAGGATTTAACACTTAATTTATCATTAGAAGAGCAAAAAATAATTGATGAAGCAGCTGATGAAGATAGAGAAAGATATGAAGAGGAGCAGTGGTCTCCTGATATAAATGAGGTTTCAAATGGCTAAAAAGCAAAAGCCAGATTTAAAAATAGTAAAACCAGGTCAATCTGTCGTACAAAAACCTAAAAAAATTTACGAAAGAAAACAGCACATTACTTTAAATAGAGATCAAAACGGCAAAATTATTACAGACATTAAATTTTATATGAACCAAGATCCTCATAGAAGTATTACTTCTGATGATGCAGCAATATTACTTGGAAACATTTGTTCATCTAGAACAATAGTGAGATATAGAGCAGAGCATAAAGAAAGTGGCGATGAGATTGGTCCTCAATATGATGTCTATTTAAAAAGAATAGTTAGATACAAAATTATTTATATTTCTAATTTTCTTAACGGCTTACCTTGGATAAAGCAGAACTCTAGTAGCCTTTCGTTGCCATCTGATGCCATTAGTAACAAGTTGTAACCTTTCCAATCCTTCCATTACAAATCATAACCTTTCATAACTTTCTAAAGACATAGCGACCTCACGATTATTTTAAATCGGAAATAAAGTGATCGCATGACAAACAAAAATTTAATTTTACAAGATCCTTTAAAAGAAAAGGCTTTACCATTATTCGCAGAAAAACTTGGCATCAATCATTGGTCCAGTACACAATTTAATTCTCCTGATGGAGCCTGGTTTTACAAATACATAGTCCTTGATCAACAAGCTAGAAGATTACTTTTTAAATCTAATTCAGCTATGGAAGCTGGCAAGAGAGTAGGCGATGCTTTACAAAATCATTACGCAGATATTATTTGGAGATTAAATCCCCAAACAAACAAAATAGTTCCAGTTGAACACAAAAAAATTGATTTAGCCTCTTCAATTGAAGAGCAGATTGAAATTTATAAAGAATATCAGCCGCAAGACGACAAAGATGCTGATAAAAAATTTAAGTATATAGATGAAATTAGAAACATCATTGTAAATGCTAATGATGCTTTAAATCAGCTTGCAGTAACAAATCCAGTTACTTGTGAAAGACAAATATCAATTCCAAATAACAGCTTAGGAGACTTTCCTTTCTCATCATCTCCGCTTCTAAGTGTAGTTGGCAGAATTGATTTTGACTTTGGTAATCATAATGTGCTCGGTAAAACCTTATCAAAAGAGGTAAATCCGACTGGTAATTTACCAGCCTTTCCGCATAAGATTATCGAACTAAAAACCAAGTATTCGAGACTTGGTAAAGTAAAAAAGGATGGTACGAGGAGTTTTCTTGTTTCCTCCTCTCCAGTTACTGCAAGCTTTAATCATTGTGTTCAATGTGCGGTTTATGCTGCTTATTACAATTTTCAAGTTCCAGTCTTTTTAGTTTATTCAACAAATTCTGATTACAAAATATTTGATAGTACAAATTGTCATCATCTAACTGTTGAAGGTATGAAGCGTAATTTAGAAATTATGTTTCGTACTCTTTTAAGAAGAGAAAAGATTTTATCCTTACACCAAGATTTAACTAGAGAAGAAATAATTGAAAAAAGCGTTGAGCTAATCGAGCCAGGTTTTGATCACGCTTACGCCTGGAGCGATCTGCCGCCTGATCTTCTCTTACAAGCAAAAGAATTATGGAAGGTAGCTTAAATGAATAACTACGACCAACATGATTTCTATCTTCAGCAAAAAGCTGAGAAAGAAAAAAGACAGCATCGAAGATGCTACTTAATAACAACAATCCTAACTGGAGTAATATTATGGCTAATAATAATATAGATAAATTAGTCTCAGCAGTTAACGAGTTTAAAAAGTCGTTAAATGGACAGACTATATCTATTCACGGAAAGTCCTATGCGACTGTTTCGTTAAGAGTTGCAATAGCAAGAAGAGTACTTGGTACCTCATTAGATATTGTAACAAAACTAATAAGCATTGATGAAAATAAAGTAGTCATGCAAGCTGATGTTTATGTAGATGATAAACATATCTCTACTGGACACGCAGAAGAAGATCGAAAAGCATCCAGAATAAATCAAACGAGTGCATTAGAAAACGCTGAGACATCAGCTGTTGGAAGAGCTCTTGCATTCTGTGCTTTCATTTCTGATGGAATAGCATCAGCTGAAGAAGTTTCTGCTGCAATAGAGCAGCAAGAAAGCAAGATCCAAAACGCAATCAAGGAATTGAATGCCGTTTCACATAAAGGATCTTACGAGGCGTGGATCTCCAAAAATAAACAGTTCTTGTCAGAGTTAAAGTCAAACAATCCTTTAACTTACAAAAACTTTATGGAGCAATTCACATTAACTAAGAACAATCTGCAAACAAAAGGAGTTATCTAAAATGTCAGATGTTGAAAATAAAAAAGAGCGACCAGATCTTGGAGCCGCTTTTATAGCAACTAATAAAAAGACACCTCAAAGTTACGATTTGTCTGGAACGATAGTTGTTGAAAACACCAAATATCGTTTTGGTGCGTACAAACAAAAAGCTAGTGGTAAAGGCAGAATGCCTGAAGGCACAGAGTTTTATACTTTCTTTAGAGTAGAAAAACTTGAGGACACTGGTTTTAATCCTAGTGAGTTGGAGGCTTAAATATGGATCCTTCTAAATTCAAGAGTGTCGCAATAAATATCAAAACATATCAAATGCTTGAGAACTTATCTCAAAAGAAATTTGAAATTCCAATCTCTATGAGCAAGACAGTGGAGTTTTATATTCAAAAAGCATTTGAAGATTTTACTGCAAATGGCAAAAAAAAATCTTAACATAAGATTATCTGAATTAGAAAAATCCAGGCAAGAGGATTACGGATCATTCGATGGCAATATGAAAAGAATTGCTACTGCTTGGTCCGTACTTTTGCAGCCTTATCTCAAAAGAGATTTACCTGGATGGGTCATACCTTTGCTTTACGCTCAAGCAAAGTTAATCAGAGCCACACATAAATTTAAAGAAGATACTTACGATGATGCGTTAGCGTACATCGTTCAATCTCATAACATGCACCAAAAAGAAGAGGAGAAAATAGATCTCCAGGAGCTTATCAATGCGGCACCATAATAACATTGTTAAGTTTCCTGGAGTTCAAAATCGTCAGGTTTTGGAGCAAGAAAAAGTAATCTTAGATGTAACAAAAACTATTTCTGCAAAAATGGAAATGGACAACTGGCATCTAATGGAAATCTACGATCATGAGCTGAGTGTCTTAACAAATTATGGAGAGGCTATTCAGTTTCCGCCAGTTATAGCTGGAAGATTAATTTCAGTACTGGCGACTAACATTAAAACTAAATCATTATTGGAGGAATTATTATAATGCGAAAAAAAAGAGAAAGCTTTTGCTCAATGAGCACAGCTTCATTTCTAAATCCAGCCACTGGTCCATTCAAACGATTGGATAATACGGCTTGGTACCTAAAGATAACAAAGCAAAAGCCTTGTTATTTTTTAAATATGAAAACTAAGTTTCAGCAGATGCCAGAAGCTTGTTTTGAAACGACAGCTAAAAATACACCAGAAATAAATTTTGAGGACATTAAAAAAGAAATCAATGAATTTGTGGAGGCGAATTATGTCAAGGCGTAGATCATCAGACGAATATTTATTTGGTGTTTTGCTTGGAGGAAACTTAAAGTTTTGCAGATTAAGCAAAGCTAAGTTTATGCCGCAGAAATGTTTAGCGGCAGCTTTAGGCGTTACTCATCAACAAATAAATAAATATGAAGCTGGAAAAAATATTCCATCGGCATATCGACTTAAACAAATGGCTGCTTTTTATAAAGTCAATGTAGATGAGTTGGTCAATCCAGGTTTTATTTACAATCAAACAAAGGAATTACATGAGAATAATTAATTTAGACGAAGCAGAAGTAAGATTTGAAAAATGCAAACCAGGATCATCTTGTAAATGGTTTGTAACAGTAGGCGTGCAAAAAGGCGATCACTACAAATTATTACTTGGAATTAAACTAAATAAAATTCCTTATTGTTGGTTTGATTTAGAAACTGAAGGAGCCGTAGGCAGCAGTTCTTTAGTCAAAGATGAAGTATTAAAAAATTCAGATCCAGGATTAGTCGATGTCAAACCAATTCATAATTAAAACAACTACTGGAGAGGCTAGCTTTGTTATGGAAGAAAAATTCAAAGCTGAAGAAGAAGGTTTTGAAAATGCAGAGCCAGTCTCTACTGAAGTTAAAAATGTAGAAATTAAAATTCAAAATATAAAATGGAAAAAAATAAATGAGTAATGTTGATTATAATTTACCAATAGATAGTAAAATACAAAGACTAAAAAGAAGATACCAAGGATTAAGTAGAGTAGCTGCTGCTATAAATGATTTATATATTTATGGAGTTTATCCTTCAAACTTTCCTAATTTAACAACAGTCCTTGAGCAAGCTAAGGACCACTGCAAACAGATCATTAAAGAAACTAAGCAAGAGATTGCTTTCATAGAAAATCCAAATGGTCTTTATGATTTAGTTATGAATGAACAGCTGCCTGATGCAGATGAAAATTTTAGAGACGATAATGATAGATAGTGAAACAATAAAAAGAATACAGCAAGATATAAGCTCTTTAGAAAAAGATAATGCTATCTTAGATAAAGATGTCCAGCTCTATAAAGTTGAACTTGAGCAATTAAAAAAACAATTACATGAGATTATGAATATTGAGAAGCAACACAAAAAGATGAATGGATTGTTGCATGAAGAATTAGCAAAATTAAAAGAAGAAAATAAACTTTTGAAAGCTGAAAACGAAATCTTAAAAAGATTAAAGAAACCTAATTAATGAATATCTACGATCCTATGAATATATTTAAAGTTTGGTTTTGGTTGATTATTGTTTGGATAATCCTTGGACTTTTGTTAGGATTTTAAAGTGAAAAAATTAAATACCAATCAAAAGATTGCTATTGCTGCAATTATAACTATTTTTATAATTCATATTTTATCTCAAACTGTTTTTACTCCAGTTAAAGTTTGTTTAAGAGATGTAGTGAAAGCTGGTTATAGTAAAGTTGAAGCTGAGTGGCATTGTATTGAACAAGGCTTGGCAAGATAGCCAGGCAGACTGCAAGAAGCAGTCCACCTAAGCTTTTTATAATTATTTATTAATTATCTTTAAGAATAGATCAGATTTATTAGCTAATGCTTTTACTTTAGCAAAAGCTTCTCTCTCTTCCTTAGTTCCTTTAATTAATTTATTTCCGTAGATGTTAGCGGTAGTAGAAAACAAAGTATGACCTATAACATTCTTTACTTTATTTTGGTTCATTAAAGGATTTGTATTCATCGCATTAATTAAATTTGTGCTTAATCTATGACGAAAGATTTTTGTTACAAAACCTTTTATTGGCGAAGAGATAACTTTAACATGACCAGCATGATTTCTTTCGATTGTTGCAAGTCCATGTTTAGCGTAAGTCTGCCACATCATATCTCTGATATACGCATAGCTAAATGGATTTCCATTTTTACCAGGCAATAACCAAATATTATCTGGCTTGTATTCAGACCTATAATTTAACCACATCTCTAAAAATTTTGCAGATGGCGTTTCTATTTCAATATTTCTTCTGCTACCTTTTTTTTTAGTTCTGTTTTTATATCTATGGTTTTGCCAAATGCCTCTGATCCTTAAAAAACCATTTTCAAGATCTAAGCACGAATGCTCATGATGAAAATCTTTTTTAATACCAGCTAATTCAGAAGCTCTTAATCCAAAGAAATACATCATTGAAAAAATAGCAAATGTATTAATAGCATCTTG